CGAGAAGAGATGAGCATGCACTCATCTCACCAGCCTGTGCCCCCCTTAAAAGGGGGCACCAGCTTCACCCCCCGTGAGGGGGGTGGGGCTGAGGTTGACCGCTCTCGTTCTGTGTCGCTACGATCCGATTCGCACTCCGCTGGAGTCGCGAGTAGGGTCGGGGCCGCCGGGGAAGCCGTGGTAGGGGGGATTGCAACCCTAGAGACCATGGTGGACCCGAGCGCGCCCGCAGCGATCTGGCCGGCAAGCACCGGCTGTCGTCCTAGTAACTTGACCACTGATTTTAAAAGTGTGGGCGCTGAGGCCACCAACAGTGAGCGATTGAACCTCTTCGGAGGGGTCGTCGCATCCATCTTCAATCTATCTGTGTTGCGGTTAATGCAGGTAATGGGTTGTTCCCCAGAGATTAATTCGCCCACCGCTGTGGAGGCTTATGAGTCGACGGTGAGACCATTCAGTTGCCCCCTCCCTAGGCCCGACATGTCGTCGGTGAAACTCCTATGGGCAGAGGAAGTCTGTTTTGGTGATGGATCCGGTGCGCAGTGCACCGATAGTGAAAAGACTTCACCCGCCGACTTTGTAGCACGTGTGCTGACATCGATCGGGGGGGTGTGTGGTTTGGAACTGACCACACGGTTACCGGGGAGGATTGGGGGTGCCCCCCCGGGAGACGTAGAATCGCCATCAGTCGGGTTGGGTCGGTGCATGACCGCCCACGGACTGGAAGTTAATGGTGAATTGCCTACGCGAGCAATGGGTTTTAACACCACACCCGTTGGTGCTGGGGGACGAGCCCCCCTCACACCTTTGGAGATCCGCACACATCAGCGGGCTCCAGTGTTCCTTTCGTACGCGGCAGCAGAACTTAGCTTCAACACTTGGGCTACGTATTCTGGCTCTGTCCTCGGCACGCTTGTCTACGCTGTAGACGATGCCGCCGGATCGTACAACGGGACCGAATGGCACGTACTGGAAAACGGCAGAGTAGAGATATCGTCCCCCGGAGGGGTGGTGATAAATCGGCCCCTGAATACCATACGTCCTACCTTCAACCTACCCGTCCTCATCTGGGGTCAAGAGGTTGCCCACTACCGGTACGAGACTCATCTCCACCGTCTGACCCCGCTCGTTTGCGCTGCGTTCCTGGTCCCAGTTGCACGTATTCGGTTGCCCCGCTGGGCAATGAATATCGTCGCGGCCATCACCAGTGTTGTGACCCCGGACCCTACCTCACACCCTTTCAGGCAGGTCCCCACCAGCAAATTCCTTGCGGGGAAAGAAAAGATACCCCACATCCTGCTCCTCACCCAAAAAGGTGTGGAAACCATCGCGAGTATTACACCAGCCGCACCTACGACACAGTGCGCAACGATCAGGTACGTGGACTTAGATACCTTAAGGATGAAATCCGGAAGCTCCTCAGCGCCGCTAGGAGTTGTCATTGCGTATCTCAAGGAGCTCAGGGATCCACGCGATCCCTCAAAGCCGTACCGGTTCAGTCCCGCCCAGGCGGTGATGATCGCAGCCGCTTGCTGCTCATTACCGCTTGGAGTGGTCGACGCGGTGAATTTCGCCAGGAACTGGGACGCAGGCATCGGTACCCTGCAGTCCGTACTCCCCTTCACCAACCGGCCGGCGAAGGGAGGGTTCACTACGCCCAATTCGATCATTGATGCGATCTACAGGCGTATGCTCGACAAAAGATCCGAAGTGGTTCTGTCGCCCATCATGGCAGACACACTGACCCGTGCCGCGCTAGGTATGGCCGAAATCATCCGGGATGGCGACCCGGACCTGAAGCTGATCCTCCTCACCCGGGAGGAAGCTTGCGACATCTATTCATCGACTACCACGCGGCTTGCTCGCGTCCGTGCCGAGGATAATTATGGTCGCGAACATGAAGCTACAGGGCAGTCGTCCTCTTTTACCAAGAAGGAGGCGCAGACTGACGAGACCAAACCCAAGCGCTTGATACACGCGGCCGAAATGAACACCGTCCTGCTCGGCATGGCGGTGTGGCATCCCCTCACGCTCCGCATGAAAGAAATCGCGAACTCCGATGACCGGCCGCTTGGCTTGAATTACGCCGGTGGTCTGCCGCAGAGGGCAATCGACGACATCGTGTGCAACTACATCGAGCACTCAGGGGACACCCCCTTCTCAGCAACCGACTTTAGCAGCTACGACGCCACATTTTCGGCGCAACTGGAGCTTGCCGTTAACGTTTGCGCTTCCAGCCTATTTGAGAACAGGGCTGAGGCGTCAAAACGCATTGAGTCAGAGGTCAACCTACCGTGCTACTTCCGAAGTGAGCTGAACGGCGAAACGTTCAAGGCCAGCTTAGGTTCAGGCACGGGAATCCTCTCTGGCGCTTCCGGCACGCACATGCGGGGGACACTGGGCAATTTCATTAGCTCATTTTACTGTCTCCTAAGATCCGGCGTACCTGCTAGGGCCATCATTAGCCAGCCATCAATTCTCGGCCTGGCCTATGGTGATGATGCGCTTCACGCCCTCCAAGTAGTATCGGAGGGCAGACACCCTATCAGGGTCGACTTCACCAAGTACTGTGCTGAGCTTGGGTTGAAGGTCACCTCTGACGTCATTTATAGTGTGTCCGGGGCCGTTCTCCCCCAAACCCCCGCCGCAGAGAACTGCCCAACGTTCCTCGGTCGTGCTTACCCAGCCGCCTCAATGTGCCCGTTCTCCGTCCCCTGCATCGCCCGCACACTCGCTAAGCTTAGCGTTTCGTGGCAGTCTGATGCAGAGCTCGGTCGCAGGTTCAACGTCGCGGCCGCCTTGCAAATTGTCCCCAGAGATAGTGCCATCTACACCTATCTCTCCTGCTACGTGAAACTCACAGGTATCAGGATCACGTTCGATCACATGGAATACAAGAACTTTACTCCATCAGATCAGCGCTGGTTCAAACACCTAGAAAATGAACGTTGCAGGCAGGTCCCAGAGTGCTTTATCGACCTCCTCTGGGAGCTGGAGGCTGCAGACCTCGGTCTAGAATACCAGGACTACATTGTCTGGCGTTTGAAGATGACCAGCGCACGAACGCTCGCGGAGTTCACTGAGGCGTGCCGCCTCTATGAACCGGTGATATGTTTCGGCAACGAAGACGTTGTCGGCCACAACTATTGCCCAAAGCCATGGTTTTTCGGGGTACACTTAACGCCCCCAGAGCTCCCTGTAGACGTCTTGCAGGGCAAGAAACGGGGTACACCCCTAGCTCGGCCAAGCCCAGGAGCGTTCGACATCCTACTCGGAACCACCGCGCAGCGTGAGGCATACTTGGACTCCGCACCACCATCAACCGTCGAATCGGTCCATACATACATCGACGTACGCGAGGCTTTCATCAGCTCCGTCACAAGTATGCGACCGGGGGGGCTCGTGCCAATTCCCCCTGCAATAAATCCAGAGACCGTCCGCAGTGATGACAGTCGTCTGGGCGCTGTATTACCCAGGCCACGTGCTGGCAAGGAGCATTTTCAACAGCCCATGTCAAGGGCTGGCTCGAGCACTGACCCATATCTTCCGCCGATGGCAGTCGGCGTTGAGGCAAAAGATGCCGCAGCAGCAACCATTCCCGCCCCCAGAATCGTTCGATTCGCATCGGTGGCGCGGCTGGACCCGTATCGGGATGCGAGGGAGGCCATCGGTGCGCCGAAAGAGATCCCTACAGACATCCGTACGCCCAGTCGCCCCGCACATGCTGGGCGGGCTCCAACTCCGCTTACCCCAGGTTCACGGAAGGAGCGGGCAACCCAGAATGAGATCGTCCGGCGTGCCGGCACGGCCTCGAAGAGAGCTAGGAGACAGGTCAAGAAGGCAAAGGCCCGAAAAGATAGTGCAGCCCCCGTGGTACCAACGGGGGCATAAGTTTGCAAAAGAATACCGACAAACTTAAAAATGCCTATTAAGATCAAGAATCTACCTCGTAAGAAGAAGACGGGAAGCCAACCGGTTAAGAACCGGAAAAGTCCAGCCCCAAGTGCTGGCAACTCCCAGCGCAGTAATGTTCGTTCGTCACCCATATCCAAGATGGTTACGGCACTTGCTGCGCCGGGCACGTCTGATGCGATTCTGTACGCAGCGGCTCTTGCAGACCCTTTTGGCGCTCCTTATGCAGTGGGTATCCCCTACGGCAACGCCGGTCTACCAACGTTCAAGGCCACCAAGATGTTCCGCGCCACCGTTTCCACGGTGCCTATTCCCGTGGGCGGTGCCCGCACCTTTCGGTCCGTCGCGATGGCGGAGACCGACAACGGTCTGGGCATCAGTATCTCATACAGTGCGGCGGGCACTCTCACGTTCCAGTACAGTGTCAACAACAACCTGACCACTGTGGTATGTGGGACCGCAACCCAGTACGACCATGGCCGTATTGTCGCGGCATCCATGCGTGTCACACGCATGGGACGCCGCGATGATGCCGGTCTCCGGTGCACGGAAACGCGCATCGGGTACGACGGTGAGGAGGTGGAAACCAAGTTCTCGATGAAAGATACGTACCAGATGAATTACATCCCGAAGACGTCCTGGGACCTCGACTACAAGAAATCCGTAGCTGGGGACCCAACCAACTTCACCTCTGAGCTTTACACTCACATTACCCCGAACGTGAAATCCACGTTCCTGGTCGACTTCATTTGCATCGTGGAGACCAACGACGACACTCCGCCTGCAGCGAACTGGAACACGGGCGACTACCACATCGTCACGCCTTCGATTACTGAGGTCGCACCAACCATCCTACCTGGTGCTCTCAACCGTCTGACGCAGCATGCCGCTCAAGGCAACTTCGTTACTCAGGCGGTAGCAGATGCCGACCCCGCGTCCCGGGCAAATCCAAACTTCTCCACCTCGATTGTGGCGGCTACCAAATCGGTCGATGGGTGGATGTCTGGGGCGATGGACATCGGCAAGGCTTTGGGTGGCGCCTGGGACATGGCGTCGAAGTATCTCCCGATGCTTGGCATGTTGCTGTAGGGTACTTGCTACACCCCGCAGCCCGCTTGCCTCTCGTACCTCCCCACCTGTACATTTGTGCCTCTAGATCACTCCGCTTGTGATGTGCAACCTCAATCATTCTCGTCCAGTCAATGATTCAATGTTCCCTCAAAAACAACCGAGCAACCACCGACCTACTCAATCGGCGCTCACAAAACTGGGAAACAGACTGTTCAACCTTCGCTGCCAGGAAAAATCGGCAACTGGAGTGGCTCCAGGGCGGCATTACAAGCCGTCGCGCGTGGTTCGATTCCACCCCCCAGTGTTGGGACAATAACAC